CCCCCCCCATCGCGTGTACATAGCTTTAGATAACACCCCTTCTCAAAAAAATACTGATTCTGGTTACCTTGCCCTTCTTGGGGGGACTTTTTTTGTGTGTCCTTGATGTGGGAGGCATCTGTTGCCATAAACTTTTTAAGCAGTTGTTGAGTTGCTTGGATTTGACAGGGGGGTTACGGCCCCTAGTACTAGTATATGGTGTACATAGGTATACAGAAGAGTACTAGTAGTTAGAGTACATTTTGGTACAGAAGTATTGGTATTAGTATTTGTAGTACAAATATGAGTACGCTTCATTTATGTACATGGGGGATTTGTCGTGGTGGACGATCGGTATGAGGTAGCGGCTCGGGAGGTTCTACGTTTGGTGACCTTCTTTGAGAAGGTTTTTTCTGAGGACCATTTGTATTGTACTGCTGTGATTCCGTGTGAGGGTGGTTTCTACAGTTGGCATGGTTCTCGTCGTGGGTTTGAGTTTACTGACAAGGTGAGTGGTACTTCTCGTTCGATCAGGAACGTCCATGACATGGAGATAGCTGCTGGTCTGGTGTACCGGATTGAGGAAATGTATTCAGCGGCCTTGGAAGAGCAGTCAAGAGTTGCTAATGTTCTTGAGGAGGCGGCTGAGGTTGGTCGTTTGTTTGCAGAGAAGCAGCTAGGAGATGAAGATGTCGGGACCCGTACAGACGCAATCGATGAAGGCTCTACAAGAGCGCATTAATCAGGCGAAGGCTGAGCTTACGCCGATTCAGGTTGTTCAGGAGGCTATGTCTCTTGGTCAGGAGCACTACGATGCTCTTGATCCGAAGATCAAGGAGGCTGCGAAGGTCGCGGCTGAGCAGGGTCTTGTGAATCCTGCCCGTGAAGAGTACGCGCCCAAGCAATGATTGAGTCCCTGGACCCACAGGAGGCTTACTCTCAGGTTTCTGAGGCGATCAGGGACAGCCAGGGGGCGTATGATGCCCTCCCTGATCATGTAAAGGGTGCTGCTCTTGCTGAAGCTGAGGCTTCATTACGTGATGAGAGCCCTCTTGACCCTGGTTATTGGCAGAATGAGGCGGATAGCGTTCAGTCTGGTTGGGAGATGTCTGAGATTGACGATGATTTGGTTGAACTGACCAGTGACCAGATGCGTGGCTTCACAAAGGATGAGGGTGATGTGGGTTTGACCTTCAAGGTTGAGGGTGATTCCCTTCAGATCCACTCTGCGGGCCTCCCAGAGCCCCTAAAGGGGCGTGGAATCGGCTCTCAGATGTACCTACGGGCACTTGAGCACGCCAAATCCATTGGAAAGGGCTTTGAGAGCGACATTGCCCCCAGCCGGGACGCAATAAAAGTCTATGAGCGGCTGATTGAGCAGGGTGTGCCCCTTAAACGCAAGATGGTGGAGGCTGAGAACGGGATCATGGTCCAGCAGTTCTTTGCTTCGGCAGATGACCTGAAGTATGCTTTGCCAAAGTTGAGGTAGACCATGGCTGAACAGATCGATCCGAATGTTGCGCTTGAAAAGGTATCCAAAGCGATTCGTGCGGGGCAGAAGGAGTACGATAAGCTCCCTCAAGAGGTAAAGGACGCCGCAAAGGTGGCCGCTGAGGGCAGTCTGGGCAGCGACGACGAATACTCACCTACAGAACCGATTGAACGAGAGGACTACAATCCGATACCTTCGTTCGGGCGAGAGAAAGCGGCGGACGCACCTCTGTTCCAAGATCTGAAGACGGGGGAAGATTTTGCTCGGTTGGGCTTGGAGGCCGCGTCGATGTCACCTATCGGTCAGGCTGCTCAGGCTGGCGCTGACGTAGGCATCGCAGGTATGGACATTGCCGCTGGTGACTACACTGGTGCGGCCATTTCCGGTGCGGCTGTATTGCTTCCGTTCGTTTCTGCGGGGGTGCTAAAGAGTTTGATGAAGCATGCGCCAGATCGAACCAAGGCACTTGAAGATGCATTCACGGCGGGCGACCTCTCAGAAGATGCACTGAAAGAAGAACTCAAGCAGTTGCAGTTGAGCACAATAGGGCTTCCTCTTGATGAGCTTGATCCCAGTAAAGCCAACAAACCTCTGCGGTCTGTTATCGAGAGGCAGCAGCGAAACCTCCGAGGCACAAGGTTCGTGGAGACGGCGCATGATGTCTCACCCAAGTATGGGTTGGAAGACATGCGGGGGAGAGGGGTGGGAGGCACTCCCGTTATTCGTGATCTTGGTCCTTTGACAGAAAACGATGTCTATCAACTCAAGAAGGGGAATAAGTCTCGTGGGCTAAATGAGGCTGAGTTACGTCAGCTTCGTGATGAGTATGAAGCGTATGGCTATGACGACTTTGAAACAGCGGGTCATCGTAGCGATGCGTTAGGCCCAGACGGCAAACCTATAAATCCACAATACGGGTTGGCAAGCCAGGACGAGGTTGATGCCCTAATCAAGTCGGATCGGGTGCCATACAATCCTGGCGGTAAAGCTAAACCTCCGTGGACTACCCACGAGATGCGCAATGTTGGACTCCTTGACACGAAGATGAAGGACTCCGAGCGACATCTCAGGAGGATGGAAAAGTTGGTGTCAGATAAACCGAACCGGGATTCGCCTCCGAAGATGTTGGAACAAGCACAGAAGGATTATGAGGCCGCCCGCAATGCTCTGTTCGACCACCCAAACTTTAGTGAGTACAATGAGATGATCATTGCTCTGGAAGAAGGGACCGCCGAACTCTGAGGAAGTAGCTACTTCTTCCTTGAAAGGCCCGCCACAACTACGAGCCCTCCCGGGCTTCCGTGTGCTCTGTGCCCGTCTGCGCACTTGCAGCCGTCGCAGCAGCCCGCGCTGACTGATTCGTAACCTTCGTTTCCATCTTCTGACGGGCCTTGCCCGCCAAACCACCGCCGATCTGCGATGCGGCGGAAATGCCGAGCACCGCTGCTGTCCCCAAACCAGGAACAGCCATCGCTATCAACGGTGCAGCGGCCAAAAGGCCCTGGCCTATGTCAGACCAGAGCCTTTTAGACTTCAAGTTCTTGGGTGGAAGACTCTCCTTTGGGGCCGGCGTGCCAATCTCAGACACCCCAGCAGATAGCTTTCGCCCCAACTGCTGCTCTTTTCCACCCAAAGCCATCTCAGCGCACCACGTAGTCTACAGTAGCAAAGGCATACTCTTTACCCTCACACGTTACCATTGCAGGCTGCTTGGATGCCCCAGAATATGCGGCCTTCTTGAAAAAGACGTTGAAGTCATGCAAATCTTCAAACCGAAGAGGGATGGGAACACCGTTGCTAACAACAATCATCTCATACAAGGTTTTCTTCGGTGGGCGACCCACACGCTTCGGGGCCTCGTTTCCTCCAGCAGCCACAGGAGCTACGGGTGTAGAAGCGTTGGTAGTGGGATTCTTGTTAGTCCCCTTCTTCGGGGTACCTTTCTTGTTTACAGCCATGTTTTCCTCTGGGGTTGTTGTTGGCTAAGGGAAAAAGAATACGGTTACGGGTATCTGAGCGTCAATACGATGCGATGATCGGTGCCGCCGATGAAGCAGGCATTGGACTTCCTGTGTTTATCAGAAACGCCGTCTCAATGGCTCTCTTGCACGGCGGGGCAAACAGATTCGCAGAGGTGTCTCTATCGCCAAAAAATGGATCCTCAGTTGATCAAATGATGGAGTGGTTGTATGCACGCAGCCCAATAGTATCCGATTTCATCGCTTCGGGTGGAGAACTGGAGACAACCGTTAAAACAGCCATCTACTCCGAACTACCCGAAACACAGGCCCGGCGATTTGAAAAAGTGCTCAGTGGACTAAAGATGGAAGTCATCGGACATCAAGAAGGCTGTTCAAGACAAGCTGTTCACGCTTCCATTAAAAGAGCTATCCTTACCTTGAGGACAAGTCACGACTTCGCAAAGGCCCTTTGTGACTCCATGCCGGGCATTGGGCTCACTCCAGACATACTGTTACAGGCGGTGAACAATGAATAACGATGACACAAGCAATGCGACACCAGACAAACGGTTCTCCTTGCAAACCTATGAAGGAATCCTCTTCGTCTGTGAAGATGTCTTGGATAGCTACCGAAAGGGACGGTTTGAGAAGAAGGATGTTGATGCCATTATGAGCGTCGTCACCGTCTCAAGGCAGACGCTCTCGGACAAGGCGCGGTACGCACAAAAGAAGGCAGACCCGCTCAAGCAAGACGAAAACGCAATGATGGGCGTCACCAATACGGGACCATTCAATGTGTTCCCCGGCGGCATTAAATGAGTGAGATTGTTTATCCAAACAGTCCCGACTTCTGGAATCCAGAAAAGTACTGCCAGATGAACAAGATACGCGCCAAAAGTGGCGCATTGGTCCCATTCAACCTCTGGGACCACCAACGCATACTCGCCTCCGCAGTGAACCTTTGCTACGACCAGAACAAGTGGCTCGTACACGTAAAGCCCCGGCAGGAGGGTAGCAGCACATTCTTTACATGCATCGCTGCTCAGCACGCAATGTTCCGAACCGGTTGCCGCGTTGGGCTCATCGCACACAAGAAGGAAACCGCGAAGTCACTCTCCGAAATGGCCGTGCGCTTCCACCGGAATCTCCCTAAAAGCATCAAGCCAAAGAAGACCGTTGGCCTCAAACGGACACTTGAGTTTCCCGCACTTGATAGTCGAATGGTGGTTGCATCCGTCAAAGACGAGGAGCCTCTTCGTGGTGATACTGTACAGGTTCTTCTCGCCACAGAGATTTCAAAGTGGTCGGAAACCGCTGGACCAGATGCCTGGACATCCGCGCTGAACGCTGTCCCAGGTAAAGACGGGTTCGTGATTGGTGAATCCACACCCAGCTACCATGGTGACCAGCTTCACGAAGTTTGCATGGATGCGGAAAACCCGCATAGCAAATGGCTCAAGGTGTTCATCCCATGGACAATGGTGAATGAGTATTCAGTTGAGCCACCACCAGGGTGGGTGCCAGACGCAGTTGTCCGTGAGTACTCAGACAAGCATCACATAAATGCAAGACAAGCCTTCTGGATGCAGACAGAGGGGCTTCAAAAGTGTCGGAACAATCTTGAGCGATTCAGAGCAGAGTACCCGGTCAACGAACTTGATTGTTGGGTTCTGGCTGGAGAATCTATTTTCAACTCGCGTAGGTTGATGTCCATGCTGGATCGCATAGATCGAGGCACCGGACTCAATATCGAGACTCAGGAATATGTTGAGTTCAGGCCGCCAGAAGAAGAGGGTCGGTACATCATCTTCTGCGACCCCGCTGGCTCCTGGGCAAAGCGAGATATGTTCGGTATACAGATACTTGATGTTGAAAACTGCGAGCAAGTAGGCGAGTTTCTCGGGCACTGCGAAGCCTTCAAAGCAGCACGAATGATTGCCAAATGGTCGAAGCGATACAATGATGCCCGCATTTACGTGGAGTCTAATGGTGTGGGGGAAGCAGTTCTTTCACACCTACTCGCAATGGGGTGTCGCAATATCTACCACCGTAAATCTCAGTCAATGGGGAAAAGCGGATACGCAAGGGTTCCCGGCTGGTACTCTACGGCAAAGACGAAGGCGCAGGCCATTAGCTTTTTGCAAGAACTCATCGAAGACGAATCTCTTACACTCTACTCATCACGATGCATCAGACAGCTTTTGAACTACCGAGGCCAATGGGACAAGCTCTCACGAGACTCCGTTGGCGGACACTACGACCTTGCAGCAGCCATGGCGGGAGCCGCCTGGGCATGGAGAATCGAGGTGGGTGGCAAGTGGGAGCGTCGAAAGCTATCAGAGAAGGAACAAACCCAACGAAACTGGCGTCGATTGATGAACAAGATTGACCGATCAACCAGAACAGAGTGGAATAGTCCCTGGGGCCAGCACAAATGAACGCTTTCTCAGATCTTGAAAGAATGTCACACGCAGAGAAATCTGTTCGTAAAATGGTGGCCCTTGTTCACCAGACAGAAGAAAACTTTAAGCAGTACCGTGCAGACGAGTTGATTCGGAACCTCTCCTATTATCGAGGAGAGTTCTGGAACGGCGACGGGTACTCAATGGGCGTAGAGGCAAGGAGTTCAAGAAACTATGCTGCGATTCAGAATGAAGTCTTTCCAATCATTGATACAATCGCATCCTCGCTTGCGATGGATCTCCCGCAAGTGGAGGCTCTCGACCAGCGAGAAAGCTCTTATAAGGTCCCTGACCGCCATCAAGACCCTACGTTCGCGGGACGACGGATCGCCTCTGCGCTCAACTTCTTCGCAGAAGAAGACTCCCTGGATGAGACCCTTAGAGAACTAATCCTTCATTCGCTCCTGTTTGATATGAGCGTAATCAAGGTCATGTGGTCTGTTGAACTTGGCAGGCCCATCTGGCGTACCAAGCTCCCGTGGGAAGTCCACTTCGACCCCAACGCCAAACGCGCCTCAGATGCAATGTGGGCCTTTGAACGCTTTGCGCTCCATATTGATGATCTGAGAGACCGGGTTGATAGCGGAATCTACACCGCGCCGAAGAAGGGAATCAAGGGAGATTCGTACCCACGCTCGCTTGTCCATGAGCACATGAAGGACGAGGCTGAACTGAAACTTCGTGATGCCGGGCTCAAGGAGTATGTGTCTCTTGTCGAGTTCTGGGACTTCAAGGAGAAGAAGCTCTACCACATCCATGTGGATACCGGTCAGCTTATGATGGAATCCGAGATTCCATATGGGCGTCCTTACGAGGTGCTTGTATTCCACCCAGGTATTGGAAGAATCCGGGGAATCCCAGATACGTCACTCATTGCGCCTCTTCAGAGAGACATCAATGAGCTTGTAAGTGCTCGCCGTGAGGTGGTTGCCCGACTTCCAAAGCGAATGTTGATCGACTCCAAGCTGTTCCGGTCTGAGGATGAGTTTGAGCGGTGGAAGAATGCGAAGACGTGGGAGCCTACTCTGATTCATGGTCCACCAGACGGAACTATTGATCAGCATGTGTGGGTCAGCCCAGAGATGGAGACCACCTTTGACTTCAACCGGCACCTAAACCAGTCGATTGATTCCATTCGGTGGTTGCCAGGAATGGCTGATTACCAGCAAGGACAAGTAAAGAACATCCGAACGGCAGCAGAAGCAAACATGATTCGCTCCGCGATTGAAGGTCGGCTGGCTATCCGTTCAAGAAAAGTTGTGCGCGTTGTGACCACCATGTTCCGAAAGTCATTGGATGCCTTCAAATGGGCGCTGGTGAACAAGGACATCTCTGGTGTCAATATCGACAGGCTTTCGCGCCTTGTTCAAACCGATGTGGATGCGCCTACGTTTGAGCGGGATGTATTGCACGGGGCTCCAAACTTCAGGCTGCTTCCGTTCAGCCCGTTGATGGAAGACAAGATCACCCGACGAGCACACCTGATCGAACTCGTCCAATACCTCTCTGCCGCCAGCCCGCTTGCCGATTCAATCGATCAGAGAGAGCTTGCGCGAGAGATTGTCGATGCCTTTGGGTTCAGGCCATCTATCGTGAAGGCAGAAGAAGTTCCCGAAGAGCCACCAGTGGATGAGATGGCAGCACTTGAAGAAATGGCCGCGATGGGAGCACCCATGGAAAATGGTTCAATGCCCCCAGTTGGTATGCCAGAAATCCCCGAAGGTTGACAACTGACCGCCAGGAGAAACAGTCATGTACGATCCGAAAAGTCTTGCCAAAAAAGCCAACTCTGGAGACAGAGAGGCTCTTACCATCCTGATTCTGGATGTTCCGTCCCACGCAATGAAGGGGATGGAGCCAGAAGAGTTTTCCAAGAAGGTGGAAGAGGACGATGTGTTCGCGGAATATGTGAGCAATACGGATCGCCCTTCCAAGGAAATGTACCACCCGGATGATGAGTACAAGGATGGTTCAGAGGACGAAGGGGACGCGGAGGACGGTTCTGTTGCAATGGAGGAGGTCAAGTCTCTCCTCGATTCTTGGACTGAGCGGGATCCAGAAACCGCCGCAGGGTCGTATTACAATGATCTGATGATGGTCTATGAGAAGCACACGGGTTCATCGGAGGAGTAGTCGTGCCGATATTTGATTACTCGTGTGAGTCTTGTGGGGAAACCTTTGAAGAGTTGTTCTTTTCGACAAATGCCCCGCCAAAGTTGATTGACTGTCACTTCTGTGATGAAAAAGCCACGAAACATGATGTCCATCCGTTTAGGCATGTTGGTCCCGTCTTTGAGGATCTTGATGCCTATACAGATGCGTTCTACTCCAAGAAGGCCCAGGCCAACGGGAAGCGGGTCCGCTCATACAAGGATGTCCAACTCTTTGAACAAGAGAATGGCTTGGATCGCATCACATACGGTTCTTCCACACATCTTCAGTCTGTGGAAAAGGTCCATGAAGAGATGCATGAGATGGATCAGATCAAAAAGTCTGATGGGAGAACGGGCGTGGCAGATTACATTTACAAAAAAGAAATGCAAGATTCTACCGGATGGTCAGATTCTAAGTATAAGACTTGGAAGGGTGCCCACGATGTGGCAAAAAATGCTGCTGAGGCCGGCAAAGTTGATATATCTCAAGCAGCGACAGCCCTTCCGGCTGGAACCAAGTAGGAGTTGAAATGGCTATCCCTTCGGAACAAGAACTGGCAGAGATGCCGCTTGATCAACTTGAACAGTTGGTAATGCAGCAGGCCAGTGAGGTTTCTTCCCTGCTTGGTGGTGAAGGGACTGACGTTTCTCCAGCACTTGGAGCACCGCCAGCAGAGGCACCGATTGCCCCGGAAGGTGAACAGTCTGTTTCTCCGTATATGGAGACAGGCGCTCCGCTTGACATGATCTCACCAGACATTATTCAAATGGCTACAACCAAGCTGGTTGAAGCTGGGTTTCTCGATGTGGCGTCATCCGATATGACACCCGAACTTATCCAGGTACTTCAAACTGTGGCGGATTCAGTCGCACCTGGAATCTACAACCTCAACAATGATGCAGACATGATGGAGTTCATCAATGGAATCGCAAACGGAACAATCGTCCTTCCTTCCACCAGAGAACTCGCCGGAGGAGCAGCAGAGCAGCCCCCCGCAGCCGAGCCCGCAGGACTTGACCCCCTTGGAGGACTCCCCCCCGGAGGTGGTGGCGAGCCCATCTACTGAGGTAGAGGCGGATAGCGTCGAAGAAGCCGTTGTTAAGGCCGCTGAAGATGCACCAGAACTCATTGCTACGGAAGACGCTCCCGCTGTTGAGGCAGAGTCGGTTCAGCAAGAAGAACCTGTAAAGGTTGAGTATGAGGCATTGTCAGAGGTCAACCTTTCTGACATGTCTGACGATGTTCGCCAGCACGTTGAGCCCATCATGGCGCTTGTGCAAAACGAACTTGTTTCCCTGAAGAGCCAGAAAGACAGTTTTGAGGCCGCAAAGAAGGACTTTACAGAACTCATTGATGCCATGGAATCCTCTGGCTACGATGTGAAGCCTCTTCAAAACCGCATTGAGGAGCAGTCTGAGTTTATCAACACCATGTCTGAGAACATGATTGATACGGCTTGGCAGGCATTTACAACCACGCACCCTGAGTTTGATTCAATCCCTGAGTCTGCGCGGGAACTTTTTGCAAAGGAGCTTGAACGACTGTTTGAGCGCCACGACGGCAAGACTGTTCTTGATCGGATGAACGGGGCGTATGACTACGCTCTGTGGAAGTCTGGGGTTGACAGGAAAATACTTAATAAGGAGCAGGATGCGCCTGCCCCAGTTCAAGCACAACCCGAGAAGATCGTAAATACAGACGCGAAGAAGCAGGCTGCGATTGCAGATGGCCGAATCGCGACAAGCGCCCCGGTGCGAAGTATTGACGAGATTACCTGGGATGATGTATTGAATAGACACGCCCACTTGTTGGACAGATAGCTGAACCTAAACTGGAGATCTGCTAATGGCACTTCTTGAATACGCGACCCTTACCGTTCCCGATGTAGTGAAAAAGTCCGTTGTGTCTTTTTACAATCGGGACCCTCTTCTCAAGGCTCTTCAGAGCCGCATGCAGGTCAAGCGATCTGGTGGAACGCAAGTTCGCGTTGTCCGCGTCAAGTCTGGTCATTCAGATGTGACAGAGATTAACGCTACGAACATTACTGTTCCGCTGGCAAAGCGTGAAACCCTTAGTGCGATGACCGGTGACTGGGCCAAGTACATCAAGCCCATCATCCTTCCTCACGTTGACCGTGATCGCATGTCCAGCAAGGAAGAGGTCAAGCGGTTCGTTCAGGACGAGAGCCAAGCAGCAATGCAGTCTCTCAAGAACGACGTTGTTCGTCAGCTTTACATCGGAAATGTGAGCACGTTGTCTGGTCTTGGAACCTTGAATGGGGTCAAGGGCACAGGAACGTCGTCTGGTTTTACCAACGGCGCGTTGATGTTCAACACCCCGGCGGCTCAGGCGGCGTCTGCTCGGACGTACCTCAACGAGACCCGCGTTAATGATACGACCAACTTTGTGGACAACTGGTTCAACCAGTATCAGGCTGGAGCCACCCCTGGTGTTGACTTCTTGACGAAGGCCGAAGAGTTGAAGATCACTGCTGATACTTATGCTGATGATGAAGAGGGAATCTCCCTTGCCGTCTTGAGCATCGCGGATCATGTGCTGATTGGAGATGAGATCCGAACTGTTGGTTCTGGTGCTGGTCCTCAGCTTATGTACACCGTGGGTGATCTAACCTCTGGAAAGTCTCACCCGACCGTTCACATGGTCAATGGTGTTCAGTACCATGCCAATCGGTGGATGACAGATGCCGGGATGGCTGATGCTGCCGGTACGTCACTTGTAAACGGCGTGTACTTCCTGAACCCCAATACCATTGAGTATTGGATCAACGCGAACAACGACTTCCGGGTCACGAAGTTCTCCGATCACTTGGAAACCTCGAATGTGGATGCGGACGTTGGTTACATCATTCTTGAGGCTCAGTTCGCTGTGACGAACCTCATGGCTAACGGTTGCTCAAGCGAAGCGGCTCTTTCTGGACCGTAATCCTGATTTTGAACATTTCGCCGCCCCCGAGGGGGGGCGGCACATTTGGAGTTTTTCATGCCTTATGATTCTAAAGCCTACCTGAGCACCCCAAGCAGCACTTCTACGGAAGCGCTTGGTGTCGTCGGAGAAATCCGCGAATACATTGACGCGACATATGGAAAGCAGTTTTACCGACTGGTAAAGAACACTAGTGGTTCTGATATTGCTGCCAATCTTGCTGTTGTCTACGCCTCCGGCTCAAGCGTCAACTGCGCCTTGTCTGGAGATGAGGCCGCCGCAGCCACCGTCGCTGGTATTACCCAAAACATTATTCCCGCCACTCATTATGCTTGGGTTTGCTGTGGTGGGGCCTGTAAGGCAACCAGTGGTGCTGCAATCGCCGCAAATGCACTGGTTACCACAGATGGCACTGCTGGATTGGTTGACGACAACACGACAACTGGGATTGAGCACTGCATCATTGGTGTTGCTCCTTCTGCGTTTAGTGGTGCAACGACCGGGACACTCCGTCTACGCGGACTTATGTAGCCATTGCATCGCAGCAATGTGTAAGAGTCCTCCGAGGGTGGTATGCTCTCGGGGGACTTTTGTTTTTGGAGTAAGCCGTGAATCTTGCTGACCTGAGAGAAGCCATAAGAGTCCGTACTGGCTACCCCGACAGGGGGGATGCCGGAGACAAGAGGATCAACAACATCCTCAATCAGTGCTTGAGAAAGCTGTGGGGAGAGGTTCCAGATGCTCTTCTTCGGGAAGAGTACAGGTTTGCCCTTGAGAAGCCGATTGATCTGACTGTATCTGTTGATACGACCAATCCTGTCTCTCGCACACTTTCGTCCACAGCAGCTACGTCTTTGTTCCCTGAAAAGACAACCACCGTAGTCGCTCGTTGGATTGAACTACAGGATGCCAATGGGTATTGGTTGCAGCGTCGAATCGTGGAGGCATCCATTTCTTCCACATCGTATTTTTACCTAGATAAGCCTGTTCTTTCCAGTGATTTCACAGACCACACGGCTGTGTCTGCCAAGATTTACACGAAAGAGTATCCATATCCGGCAGATGTCCAGCAGATCCGTGACGTTGTTCTCAATCCTGAGAGCAATCCTCGTCAGCTTTTACGTTCCCGGTTTGGCCCTGAGATCAGGCGTGCCAAACTTGGCCTTGGCTGGCAAGATGCAGGCAGCATTCAGTTCTATAGCCGTGGCGACTTTTTCCAGCTTCCGGCCCCCAACTACACGCCCTCTGCTGTCTTGGCGGAGAAGGAGCAGGCAGGGGTTTCCTATCGGTGGGGTTACGACTCAGCCGGGGCAGAACAGACAGAGTATGGTCTTGCTGGGACCTTTAGTTACAAGGTGTGCCATGTATGGGGAGATTGGCCGGAACGGCTAGACGTTGCTAGCTTCAGTGGACGGATATCGGCGGGAAGGATTCGCAGCCCGTTCTATATTTCATCACCATCGAAAGCATCTTCCCAGATTTCAGTTGTTTGGGGTGGGACTGCAACAAAGGTTGAGTTTCCAAACATTGAATACTTGTACGGACACGGGCACGATACTTCTGACCCGGCTTACAAGAAGCATGCGATTAAGAAGTTTGTCTTTCGTGCTCGACATGCAAGTGAAGACTCTGCTGTCTCCGGCTCTCTTCATGGAGATGTCCCCGCAGATGGTGTGTACTACCTCTGGAAAGAGGTGGCTGGTGAGACAACGGCCACATACGACCGTGGAGATTCTGACCCGGTGGCTATCGGGTATTCACTGAAGGATTTCACCGGACATCATCACATCCGGTTCGACAAACGGCCCAATGTTGGGGACCATGTGCTTGTTTCTTGCATTCGTCGGCCCACGTTGATGGACAAGGACACGGATGCCCCAAGAATCCCTCCTGAGTGCTACAACGCCCTCATAGAGCTTGCTTGCTCTGTCCTTGTTGGAGATAGGGACGGAAACGTGAAGAGGAAGAGCCTCTACTACGACGCCTACCTCATGGAACTTGCAGAGATGAAGCGCATTTACACCTTCTCTGGACACGAGCGTCCATCATTTGGTGATGGGATGTCTTCTTCCTCTCGTTATCGAAACCCGAACTACCCGGTTGAGGAAGCCTAAGCGTGTCCTGGCCTGACTACGAAGGCAAGACTGTTGGTTTTGCCAAGATCATGGGTGAACTCCCATTGTCTGACGGTAGCCTTGCGTATGAGATCATAAACTTCAATCTCACGGAAGAAGGCTTCCTTGAGAGCAGGTTTAGGATCATGCCACTCATTCCTGATGAGTGGGACAAACGATCCGGTGGGGAGCAGCCTTCAGAGTTCAGGAGTGGGGTGCTTGCCATGAAGCACTTCAAGTACGATGGTGAGTCTCCTGAACTGCTGTTTCTGACCAATGATGGAGTGTTTCGGTACATGCCAGGGTTCCGATCTGGGCAGATGCCGTATGGGTCTGGATACCCGGCTGGGGCGGCTGGTGTTGGGTACGGGCCAGAAGCTGCGTCAGACCCGACATCCCACGGTATCCATGAGGAACTGTACACGGACGAAGACAACAACTCGCATTCCGTTGTGCCGCAGGGAAGTCTTGCCTTTCCGCCTCAGATGGAGACTGTTGGAAACAGGGTGTACTTCACATTTTGTGATGGTGGGCAAGCGTTCGTCTGGGACGGAAGCCGCATTCGTGACTTTGGCTATTCAATGGTTCCGTCTCCACCGGCATCCCTTGGGCCAGCACCAAATCCTAGCACCCTCGGTGGTTGGGCAAACGGTGGAGGGTTCTCCAATGGTGGTCGGATTGGAACGCTAAATCATACCCTTGCAGCCGTTGATGAAGATAATCAAACGGCGGTTACAACTGGTGGGATCCAAAGCGGTCTTTGGTATTATGCGGTCGCGTTTGAAAACACCGATGGTGCCTACTCAGCTACCTCAGATAAGGGTGGTCGGGTTCAAATCTTCCATCACGTTGTTCCGGTTGGAAATGTCGGCAAGTCTCAGGGCATTGACTACGTTCTTCGGTCCTTTTGGGTAAATAGCATTCCAAAGGGTCCCGCAGGAACTAGGGCCCGGGTGATTCTTAGGACGATGGACCTTCGGAACCTCCCAACGGGAGCCTCTGGTGTGTTGCGGTTTCTTCATAGGATTCCGAACAATGTCTCTACCGAGTACATCGACAGCATCCCAGATGGTGAGCTTGGGCTTGAGTGGGAAGATCGTCGTTCTGTGCCTGTTGGGTTCTACTTTATGAAGTTCTTCAGTGGCTCTATGTTCATTATGAGGACAGAGCAGGCCCCTGCCAGGGTTTGGTGGAGCGAGCAGGGGAACCAAAATGGGGCGACACCAGAGAGCTTTATCTCGTCGCATTGGCGTGATGTGTTCCCAGAAACGGGCCCAATCACAGGTTCAATGCCTGCGTACATTGGCGACAAGAACATCATGTTGATCTTCAAGGAGAACGCCACCCACTATGTGACCGGAGACTACCCGGAATGGGGCTTTGGTACTGTCAGTCGATATGCCGGATGTGCTGGTCCTAATCTTGCCCAGGTTTCCCCGGATGGCTCAATCGTTTGGTACGGGAACGGCACCTTTTGGAAGATGAGTAACGATGGGTCTGCTGTAGACATTGGTGCCCCTGTTCGTCGGAGACTGAGAAAGGTCAATGATGAGAAGGCAAAGTTTGGTGTTTCCTGGGTTGATCGAAGAACAAAAGAAATGACCTTTGTTCTTCCTTCTGGGGTAAATACAAAACCAAACCTACAGTTTGTTTGGGACTATCAGAACAATGGATGGCGTCTTCGCAATGAAATGAAGATGGATTGTGTTGAGTTGGTGGACGATCTTGTTCTTGTCGGTGGATCGTGGCGGGGACGCGGGCCAACAGGGGTAATCAATGCCGCCACAGAGGACCCAATCACTACGGTATGGGTATATGGTCGCGGGTACCCAGGATACGACCCGTCTGGAACGCTTGATGCAACCTACACCACTGGGTGGATGGGGTTCAGTGCTTTTGGTCCAGAGTTCCACGATACCCACAGGGCAGCAGAGGCTATCTTTACGATGGAGGAGCGCTCTGGGCGTATTGGTACGGTGAAGACGTACATTGATTGGAGCCGGGACGATACAGTTTCAGATGACCTTGAGGTTGCGCTGGTTCACCCTGAGAACAACTCTGTTCCTGTGTTCCTAGTTCCTGGTGGCGTCTCTCAGGAGACAACCAATACGGTGACGGCTCAATACGGCATTGATAAGTATCGAACAAGACGCCCGTATACGCATAGATTGCCGATTGACATCCCTTCCTGTACGGTCTTCAGCCTTTCGCTCACGGCCTCAGCGATTGATAGCCCAATGGCCCTTATGAGCATTGATGCTTATGGGCCTACAACGAGCCTTCCCGGGTCTCGTTCGCCAAACATCTATGAGGGCAGCAAATGAGCATCTTTGTCCCTAAAGGCAACTTCGTTAATGATGTTGTTGACCCTGACGGGGTTTCTGAAGAGTGGGACCGGGCGAAACAGGTTGCTGATAACGCCACTAACTGGCAGTTTTGTTCTCAGGCTGCTGGAAGGATCCGCTCTCAGGATGTGGCCTCGAATGGGGAGACAGTAGCCATCATTCAAAAGCATGCTGGCGGGTTGATTGGTGCTGGACACTGGAGCTATCCCCACCAGGATGGGAGGCTCTTAAAGCACGAGAATCGAACGACGGATTCGTCATCGTGGTTAATCCCATATTTGAAGGGCTGGAGCGACCTCTTTGACGGCGAACTAAAACTTACATGGACAGCAAAACATGCTGAACTTGTGATGATTGGATTTTCGTTTTGGTGGTATCGGTTGTCGTCTGAGACAGCAGGCGCGGATGACTTCTACTTTGAGGAGAATGTTAGCCCAAGAATAAAGACCGGTATTAGTGTTGATGGAACTATCATTGAGGGAACAGGCCCTGGATGCAACGTCCCTGTATCAAAGCGTGGTGTTGCTTTTTCAAATGGTTCCCGTGAGAAGAGCGTAAGAAGTGTAAGCAATACGGTTCAGCTTCTTCCCGCCGGTATTCACACCATCTCTCCCGTGGCGGCACAAGGCCCTGCGGCGTACATAGACGATAAATCTCTCTTTGAGGTGGAGACTCTTGGGTATTTTTCCCACGGTCAAGCTGCCACTTCAACGGGTCCATCGGCTGGTGTCGCTATCGCACAGGCGAACATTCACGTTATTCGTTTTCCGCGTGGAAGGATGTTGGGGTAAACAATGGCGATCAAGTCTGGCGAAACGATTAACTTCAGGGATCTTGATGCCCGTCAGGCTTCGATTGGTGACCAGCTAAACAATGGTCTCTCTGGGGAGCAGATCGAGCGTGGCGCTCTCGGGCGGGAGCACATTGATGATTCTGTTCTTTTGTGCTCAAGAAACGTCGATGTCACTGGTACCGTTCTAATCAACAAGCATATTGCGTATCCAGAAACCGCCCCAGGCCCACACTGGGGGTCTCCAGCAGCGGGAGACTCAGGGCATAGCTGGAACTGGCACATGAATGAGAGAGTCAGGTGGAGAGAGGCATCTAACTATGCCTCGGTACTATCTACGACAGAGGAAACGGATGGGTACGGTGCTGCCGAGCATTGGTATATCGGAAATGATGGGGAGCCGTTTAGCATCCTGTTCTACTTGAACGCCGAGATTGTTCGGCCGCTACGGTGGGACAAGACCGAGTGGAAGAGTTCCTCACGGCTTTGGACCGGCACTCGATTTTGGACAAGTGTTGTTTATCGTTTGAAGATTAACCAGAGTGCCCCGAGTCTTGAGTGGTCCCCGGACTATATGCTTGGCAGTACTGCCGCAGAGTACAATAAGTTTGGGTTTGATGAGACTGGTGGGGTGAAGAGGCGTCGCGGGATCAGCAGCCACACAACGATTGGCTCTATTCATGCCTATCAGGACATTCAGTTCATCAATCAGGACTTCATTGATAGGCTTGCAACGATGAATGGGTACATTGCCAGATCAAACAATCTTATTCTAAACGCTGGCCTCGGTCCTGCATCATTTGGTTGGCGGCTTATGGCCGGGTCTGATCGGTGGGATGGAACATACAATGATCCTGTAGATGATCTGACCACGGTTGGAAGTGCGGCGCATTTTGAGCCCTTAAATGGCTCTGCTTTTCACCTTGGTTTTGGTAATGTTGGATTTACGGCACTTCGTTACGATGGACCAAACCCGATTGCGGGAGAATGAGGTGATGTATGGCTGAGTTTGCTAATGCCTTTCACCCTGCCGGTGTCGCTGCTGGAATATCAACGGTTGATGTTGATGAGATTTACGGGTCTGCGATTTACCGACCAACAACCACCATTTCTGACTCTGCTGGGGTAAACCCGCACACGTTTGAGGCATTGAATGGTGGACTAACCAGCAAGAACATCGAAACGGTAACCGCAGAGGCGTTCAGGGCTGGTACGTTTGCCCGTGGGTTTTACTACGGGTTCAACTTTCAGGATTCACATCACTCAGCACAGCATTCGCCAGATGATGTTTCAATGAGGCCAAGTACGACCCTAACGTCCAAGAAAGAAAAGCCACCAGCAAATAAGGTGTTCATACCTCACCCTTCTTTGTGTGCTTCTTTCTGGTGCCCATGGGAATCGGTTGGCCTAATCAGCCTTCAGGGTTTCTTCGGAGGAAGGCTAACGAAGTTTTCATACGATCCTGTGACCTCCACCCGCACCGATTTCGACAAAACACACCATAAGGATGGAGAAAGTTGGCGTTTCCGTTTGTTTGTAAACGACGAGATACAGTACGGTTCTCGGTTTTACCTGCGCTCAACACGGGTGGAGGATAGAAAGAAGGTGGAGAAAGGAGCAACCCAAAAGTTCTCAAACTCCCCCGGGTCTGAGTACAGGTTTCGATGGCATCAGCGGACTAGGCTTGTCAATCTCAGGAGGGGGTACAACACCATCGCCCTCTCCATTTGGCCGCTTGTTTTGCACAATGCCGCAGGAACTAAGCACTACAACATGCCAAGAATACAGACTTATTGTGGTGGGATCTCTGTTCTCGCCATGAAGCAGGGTTCGATACGTGCCCATACGGGCCTTTCACCACAGCCGTTAGAGTATTACTCTAGACAAGCAGACGTTCCACCAGAAGCAACGTCTGGATAAGCAGGAGAACCCATGGCATCAACAACCGCCCCCATGTCCTCTGTCCCCTCTGTGACCCCGAAAGCAACGGCTGAAACGGCTGGCGCCTCTACATGGCTCCAGCAGTTTGCGGCACCGACTGCTGGCGTTTTAGTTCCCGCTGGCATTGCAGCACTTCAGGCCCTCCCAGGAAAGTACATTAAGTCGCAGCAGGAGAGAAACCGCCTCCAGGCCCAGGCCCTTCGTAAGCATGGGGCACAGCTAACTAGTACGGACATTTCTGAAGCCCAACTTGCTGGTGAAGCCCATGAGCGCAAGGCGCGGGCCATGGCCTCCCGTGGTTCTGCTTCTGGTGGCCGCTCAGGGCTTGATGTTGAGCGAGCTAGGGATGTACGCCGCCAGGGTGCTCAAAAGACCGCTATGAGGCTTTCTGAGGCTGGCAGACGCCGCCTTGGTGAGTACGCCGCTAATCTTGGTACGTGGCAGAAGCAAGCCGAGTTCCTGGGGAAAGAGGCTGTTGGCAGGAGAGCTAGATTTTATGAAACCCTTGGCGGTATTGCTGCATCAAAGCCATCAGAGAAGCTGTTCGGTGAGCTTGGAAAGCTGAAAAGGAAGAAGAAGGTTGAGAAGTTTAAGACGGGAACCCAAGGCATTGAACCAGAGATGGGAACCGAGGAGGTGGGCTGAT